CGCTCGCACCGCCATTCGCCTGGACGACGATGGGTGATGTGTCGCTGAAGATCGGCACGCCGTTCGTCTTGTCATCCACCCCGGCCTGCGACGGATAGGCTATGATCAGCTCGGCCGTGCCCGCATTGTTGCGATAGCGCGTTGCTACACCGCCGGTGACGACGTTGAATTCCTGGCCGCTCGTCGTCGCCGCTATGCCTGCCGCCGTGCTGGCATAGCTGTTGCCGGTGTTCGCATAGGACACATCACGCGCGGTCTCCGCCTCGTCGCGCGCGGCTTCGGCGTCCGACTGGGCAGCCAGTGCCGTTTGCGCGGAGGCCGATGCCGATTCCGCGAACGGCGCGCCGGCCAGCGCATAGCGCTCGTCCATCTTGTCGATGGTCGGTTCGGCAATCAGGCCCTTGAGATACAGCGCCTTCTCCGCGCCCCAACCCTGCGCACCACGCTCGGTTATGACGATCGTTTGCGACTGCAGACGTAGTTCGCTGGCCGGAACATCGGGGAATATGACGGGCGCCGACGGCGCCACGCCGGATCCTTCGTCCACCTCTATCCGTTCATACCAGCGGATAACGCCGGTCGATTCGGTGATGTCGTATGTCAGCGCGCGAGACTGGCCGCGAGCATAGATATCGGCGGCCTGCGCGGATGTACTGAACAGGTTGACCGACCTGGCATCGCCGGCCAGGTCGCCCGTAATGGTCAGGAACGGCGTCGTCTGGTCGGTATACCGGACCGACAGATAAAAAATCCGCCCGGTCAGATCCTGTTCGTCGCCAGCCGCATTCGTAAGAATGACAGACAGGCCAAAGGGTTCGCCGTCGCGCACAAGCAGCGCGCCGGCGGGCGAAAGCCCCGCAAGCTTCATGGATCTATTCCTGATTTGGAGGAAGGGTCAGCCGGCTATTCGGCGCGATACCAAAGGCTGTCGGCATCCAGATATTCCCAGCTCGCATGTCCTGCAGCAGGAAGGTTGGTGTTGCCGATCAGGCTCTTTCCGCCGGTTGCGGAAAATGTCGTCGCAGTGATCGCTGATCGCGACCGGATCGATACACGTTGGCCGTCGGCCGGCGCCGAAGGCATTTCGATGGTGGCCGATGCGATGGTCGACAGATGCTGAAGGAACAGCTTGATCTCACGGGATGTGCTGTTGCTGATCGCCACCGTGGCGCCATTGGTGGGCGTCGCTGTCTGCACATTGGGCAGCAGCAGGTAAAGCTCGTCGAAATTGTCATTGGCCTTGTCAAAGGCCGTGCGGATCGGATCGCCGGTGCCGTCGTCCGCCACGGCGCCGATGTCGATAGTCTGTTTCGTCATTATGTGTGATCCGCGGAATAGAGGACATTGTCGGCCGTCAGGAAACGGGTATCGACGGTGATGCTCCCGCCCCACGCATCCCCGTCCGCCTCGCCGGGGTCGATCAGGGTCGGCGGCGGCGGCGCGGTGCCGGTCTGTTCCAGCGCCAGCGCATGTTTCTCCGTCGTTTCGGTTTCGAAGGTGACGGTGACGGTTGCACGCGCCACATCCTTGCTGATCGCCGCCACCACCACCAGGTGGTTCAGGCCGTCGTCGGGATCGACGAGCTGATAGGCTTCGCCCAGCCGCATATGCCATAGCCGGGGCTTCAGCGGCCGGGTGATGCCGGTCAGTTCGCGGCGGTTGAAGATCTCATAGGCGGTGAGCTGGGCAGCCTGGTCCTTGTCCGTCACCAGCTCGCACAGATATTCCTGCTCCTTCGGATCGCCATCGTCGATCGCGATCAGATCCTCGAAGGAGACCGCGTCCGACTGGACATATTCCCACTTATTGGCTTCCGACCGATATTTCGGGACCATCGTGTTGATGCGGTCCTTCCAGGTCCGCATACCAGGCGTCAGATATTCGCCCTCGCCGAAATCGTCGGGCGTGATCGTGTCCAGCGCCACCTTCGGGCTCTGGAACCGCACCGACAACAAGCCGCCGCTCCACACCGGAATGGCGGCGCCGGCGGCGCAGATGCGCTTGAGATTATCCCACTGGCTGATCCCCGGTCCGTCATAGACGAAGCCATTGACCGCCCAGCCATTGGCGTCGCACACATTGGCGAAGGCGTTCCACGCCGGCCAGTCAATTTCATCCTGCGTCAGGCCGCACCCGACCAGGCGCACGGTCTGATTGCTGTCATCATCGATCGCGAAGCGCCCGCGGGCATAGGTGACTGCGTTCAGCGCGACATTGGTGTCGTAGGCGAAACTGTCCTCGTCGTCCCAGCGGTGGCTGCCGACCCCACCGGGATAGGTGTCATCCTCCCGCCAGTCATAGACTTTCGACCAGCGGCCGACCACGCCATGCACCGGTATCCCATTGGCCCATCGCTTGTTGTTCCGGTCGAACCGGTAACTGAACAAACCGGCCGCATAGTTGCTCAGCTTATAGGCCGAACCCCAATCCGGCATCCCACCCCACGGCGGCGCCAGCGCGTCGGGTTCCGGCCGCAGCCCCAGCTGCCGGTCCAGATAGAGCCAGCTGTTATAATAGCCCAGCGCGGAATTGCCGCTGAAGCTGATTGCGTTCCAGTCGACCAGCACCGTGTCGATCGACAGGGCGGTCGATGCCGAAAATATCATGACCTTCGCCAGATAGGGATTTCTGGTCTTGCCCACCTTTCCGCCCCAGGCCGTGTCGTGCAACTGGCTGCCGGCCGTGAAGCACAGGCCCATGCCGTACGGGATCGGGTTGTTGCCGCCGATCTGGACGGTGTTGACCGATCCCTGCATGCCCGGCTTTTTCTGCAGCAACTGCGCCCCGATGGACGCGGCCGCCGAAACCACGGTGGCCACGGACGCGACCGTTGCGATCGTGCTCGCCGACGCGCCCAGGAACGCGCCGGCCGGGCCGATCGCGATCCCGACGCCGGTCGCCACCAGCGCCACGGCGCCGGCAACGATGGCGACTGTGCGCAGCACCTTCATTGCTGCTCCTCCGTCATGCGCGCCATGCAGCCATGATGTCGCCCAGGCCGATCACCATGTTGACCGCTTCGTCGCTGTCCTGGTGCCACCCCATGAACTTGTGTCCGACGCAGATCAGGCCCGCCTCGCCGCCGTCGCCGGCAATCACCGCTACGTCCCCGTCCAGCATCCGCGCCGGCGCGATCCGGGGCAGGATGCCGTCCAGCACCGTGACCAGGCCGCCCGCCTGCATGAGCGCGCGCTTTGCCCCTATCAGCGATTGGTAGCGGGGCAGCTTGGGCGGCTTATGTCCCATCTGCAGCAGATGGAAACGGATCATCCGCACACAGTCGGCCGACCGGAAATCCAGCCTGCGTCCGCGATATTTCGCTGCGGTCTTCTCCAGCGCGCCGCGCCGCCGCTCCAGGTCGCCGCTCATCCCGGATGGTCCGCGCCCCCGGCGCGCGACCGGGGCATCCCCGTGGCGTTCGCCATGCCCATCTCGCCGGGATAGCAGCTCTGGTGAAACCGGTCGTTCAGCGCGTTGCCGCGCATCACCATGAACAGCCGCTTGGCCGCGCTCTCGAACTCGATATCGACCTCGCGCGTGCCTTTCGACCGTTTCAGCGTCACCGTGTCGATCGCCAGGTCGGCCGTCAGTTCCGGCGTGCCGACGACATGGCCGGTCGCCGGGTCATATTCGCCCAGCCAGAATCGCATCCGGCTGTTTTGATATTCCGGTTGCGACAGGGCCGTCGCCGACGCGCTGCTGCGCGGCAGGAACGTCAGCTTGCCGCCGGGCGCTTCGTCGCCGGTCCGTTCCTCAAAGCTTTCGGCCGACTTGACCGTCCCGAAGTCCTGATCGACGCAATCATAGAGGTCGCTGCCCAAATAGAGATAGCCGCCGTCGCACAGGCGCACCGTTCGATCCGGCAGCGTGATCTCCATCAGCGCCACCGGGTGGATCACCCGTCCCGTAAATGCCATCTATCTGCTCTCGTGGATCTCGAAGGTCAGGCTGACATTGCGCTCCAGCGCCAGTTCCCAGCTCAGCTGGTCGCCGACCACCCAGCCCTCGATGCAGGGTTGGGCGAACTCCAGCGCATCGCCATTTGCTGGCGGCTTGCGCAGCATCTGGCTCAGTGTGATGGTGGCGTTGCCGCTGCCGTCTGCCGTCACGTCCGCACCGATGAAGTCGAAGAATAGCTGCCCGCCGATCGACAGGTGGAACGGCTGCCCCTCCTTGAACGCATAGAAGGGCGCGCCCCCCTCGATGTTCAGCATGGTGCCGGCCTGGCCGCTGCCATCCACGGTGAAATTGCCCGGCGTGCCCGGATCGAAGTCAAGCAGCGGATATTCCATCCGCGCGCCCTCGCGCTGTCCTCGCACCAGCCGGTTCACCCATTTCAGCCCTTCGTCCGCCGTGCTGCGCAGCGGCGGCATGACGAAGGCGACGCCATAGCGATTGCCCAGCTTGTTCATGCGCTGGCTTTCCGCGCCGCTGCTGGGCTCTAGGATGCCGCCGAAATCCAGCACGCGCGGGATGGCCCGACGCGCGCCGGGCCAGGTGGGCAGGATGATCATGGTATCTGACGCGCCCCCGCCCGGCTGATAGCGACCTGCGCCCCGCTCGACCCGGCATTCGCCGCCTGCATCCCGATCGGCGCCGCGACGCCATAGGCGCGCTGGTCGACCCGCGCATCGAAATAGGGCGACGGCGTGATGTAGACGGCGGCCGCCATGCGTTGCCCCGCATTGTCGTTGGCGATCGACAGCCGCTCGCCATAACTGACATTGGCGATCGGCAAGCCATTGAGCGACAGGACATTGCGATCGATGCCGCGTCGGCCGAGGATCGTCATGTCGCCGCCGCCGGCGAAATTGAGGCTCGAAAGATTGCGCGCCTCGATGCCCGCCGCCATCCCGGAGACGTTGGAATAGGCGGTGTCGATCGATCCGGCGAGCGGATTGCCGCTGAGGCCGAGCACGCTGCCGCCCAGCTTGATCAGTCCGCCCAGCAAGCCGCCACCGCCCATCGCCTGCTGCATCTGGAACCGGATGAGGTCCGCGATCAGCTGATTGAACAACTGGCCGGCAAAGCCCTTGAGCTTCAGGAAATGGGCGGCAGAATCGGCCAGCCCGTCGTTGAAGTTGCGCAACCCCGAAACCGCCAGATTTTCATAGGCCTCGTTGATCTCGTCCACTGTATCGGGAATGCTGTCGAGATAGGTATCCAGCGGCCCCATCGTCTCGCGGTTGATCCGCAGCGTCTCGCCACTCTTCAGCTCAGCCAGCTGGTCGAGCTTCGCCTGGGCGATCCTGCGTTCCGCATCGGTGCTGTCATGCCTTGCCAGCACTTCCTCTGCCGCCAGACGCACGCTCTTCAGGTCATTGTCCAGCAGCTCCAGCTGGATCGCGCGACGGTCCTTCGCGGTGGTGGCCAACGAGGCGCGGATCGACAGCATGTCGCGGTCATGATCCAGCGCGGCCTGGTCGATGCGCGCCTGCTCCTCCCGGATCGCATCGTCCTTCTGCCAGTCGATCCGCTGGCGCTCGGCGGTCTCATATTCCTGCAGCTCGAAAAGCAGCTTGTCCTTGCGAACCTTGCTGTAATCGGCGTTGTTCTCAATCTCCGCCTTTTTGAAACGAATATCGTCGTTGAGCATCCGGTGCTCGAGCTCCGCGCGCTCCTGTGCCGATGTCGCCATCGACGCCCGCGCCGACAAGGTGTCGTTGACCAGGCCATGCAGGTCGCGCAGATACGCGTCCTCGATCTGCTGCGATCGATCCTTGGGCCCCTTGCGGGTGCGGCCGGGATTGGGCACCGGCAGCGCGCCATCGGGAACGACGGACGCGTTACCCGATCCCTGATTGCCATTGGCTCGCGCCACCGCCTGCCACAGCAGATCGGTCTGGCGCTGGAGTTCAGCGGTCGCTGTTTCAATGGTCCCGCCTTGGGTGTTCGACCCGGTACGGCGAATCTGGAACAGGCTCCCGCTCGCCTGGAACTGTTGGCGAGCGTTCAGTTCGTCGCGGGCAGCCTGCAGCTGCTGCTTTCTGAATTTCAGGTCCATGTTCGAGTCGGCATTGGATCGCGCGATATAGTCGCCACCCAAAGCGCCACCGACCCCACCGATCAGCGCACCCGGCGCGCCGAAGCGCGAGCCGATCACCATGCCGGCAAGAGCCGTAGAGATGCGAGGATATTCGTTGACCAGCTCCAATCCCTTGCTGGTCAGAGTGGCGAGCGCATTGGCGAGGCCCAGCACGGCATTCGAATTCTGCGCGATCGCGGCGGCAAAGCGCGCGTCCAGCGTCATCTTGATCTCGGCCAGTTTGTCATTCGCGTCGGCCGCGCCATCGGTCAGGTCGTCGGCCAACACTATACCAAGCTCGCGAGCGCGCTGGCGCATCGTTTCTATCCCGCGGCTGCCTTGCATCAACAGACTGTCGAGCTTTTGCCCGGCTTCACCGAACAGCTGCACCTCCAGCCTGGCTCGTGTTGCCGGATCCTTGATGCGGGACAGTGCATCGGCCAGCTTCGGCAGCACCTCGCCGGCGGAGTAGATTCGGCCGTTAGCGTCCTGCACTGCGACGCCCAGGTCGCGGAAGACCGTCGCCTGACTTTTCGTACCGGCGTTAGCCTCCCCGATCGTCTTCGTCAGCTTCTGGAGCGTGCCGTCCATTTCCTGTTGTGTCAGGTCGGCCTGGCTCGCGGCATAACGATATTCCTGCAACTCGCGACGGGACACGCCCGCCTGCGTCGCTACGCTCTTGATCGACGCGGCATAATCCAGCGCGCGCTTCGCCGCCTGCACGGCTTCTGCCCCAACGAAGGCGAGGGCGAGATCACCGATCGCGCGGCGGACCCCGGACACCTCATTCTTGATGACTGCCGCGTCGCGCTTTACCGTCTGCTTTGCGCGCTCCGATCCATGCTCGAACTGCGAGGTGTCGAAACCAAGCGTGACGCGGAGGGCACCGATGATATCCTTGGACACAGCGATTCCTCGTTTCGAGTAAAGGGGCGGAAAAATGACGGTAGTTTGGGACGTTATCGCATTCTTGGCCGCGCTGGTCGGCGGCGCTCTTGTCCTGACCAGTATCGGCCCGGGCTATAATGCGCCGCAGACTGCTGCGCAGGCTGCGGTAGGAATTGGCATCGCGGCGATCCCTTATTTCATCGCATCGATGGCGCAGCGGAGCGAGCTGATCAGATTGATGAAGCGCCAGACCAGGCCCGAATCGCAACCGGCGGAGCCGGGATCGGCGGTAGATCGCGTGAAGGATTTTCTGGTCGGACGGGATTAGGATTCAACGATCTCCTGTCCATAGGCCGCCGCCCACACCTTCATGCGGTGCCACGCCAGGTCCGGGTCTTCATCCTTTCCATCGGCTTGGCGCAGGATGTCGCCCAGTGGCTCCAGCTGCTTGCTGAACGATGCCCAGCGAGCATTGTGCCAGGCCATTTCCAGCGCGCTCCGCTGTTCGCGCTTTACCCGTTCCAGATGACCCGACAGCGCGCTGCGGACCAGGCGCGGCGTTTGCTCCCAAAATGATTCGGGATCGAAGCCGGCCTCGCACCATCGTTCGTGCAGCTTCAGCCAGTCCCAGTCCTGGGCTTCCGCCGCCCCTTCTAAGGGTTTGGGGGCTTCCTATCCTCCGCAACACCGAACGCGCTGGCAAGGCCCTTCAACAGCGCCTCGGCGAAGACCGGCGATCCGAATTCTTCGATCAGTTCGCCGATCTGGATCAGATGATAGTCGGGATGATGTTTACGCAGACCGGCCCAGATAAGCACCCTGATCGTGTCGAGAGCTGGCCCCTCGATCTTGTCTTCCAGATCGTCAAGGATGGCGCGGGCCTTTTTCCCCAGCATCGGTTCCGCCGTGCACAGCGCGTTGACGCCCATTTTCAACGTCAGCGTCGTCGCGCCAAGGGTCAGGGCGACCTCACCGCGAAGCGGGTTCGTCATGCGGCCGCTCCATGCGTGCCGGCGCCGCTCGCCTGGAACGTCAGCACCGCTTCCTGCTTGCCGGTCAGCGGCATGTCCTGGGGCGCATAGCCGGTCAGGATCGCGGTGCCCGCGATCTGGCGCTTGCCGCTGCCGGCGGTGTGCAGCGACCGGTAGGGCTTGGGCGACTTGAAGTTGAGCATTGCCAACAGCTTCAGGTCCGCCTCTGACCCGGAAAGATAATTCACGCGCACCGTCAGCGTGCCGGGTTCCAGCAGCGCCTCACCTTCATAGGTGTGCGCAATCTCTGTCTTGTGGTGCGAATTCTGATAGGTCGCGCGGGTCGGATTGCTCGGCGTGCAGGACAGCACTTCCGGGATCTCGAACTCAGCGTCGGCGATGTCCGTGAAATAGAACTCGACGCCGAAATTGCCATTCGACATGGGCCTCACTCCTTGCAGTAGATGGATAGGCGCAGCGAGCGCCCGTAAACCGATTGCGAACCGCGCACCCCGACGACCGGGATGTCCGCCTCCCGATCGATGAAGCCATGCGTGAAATGCAGTCCTTCGATGAAGGATGGCTGCTCGAGCATCTGGCCGAGCTCGTCGCCGATGGCGCGGGCGCTGCTATAATCTCGCGCCAGTGCATCCGCCTGCACCAGCGCGATTCGCAAATCGTCCCGACCGGCGTGGCTATAGCCAGTGCCGCCCACGACGATGTTGAAGACTATAGCCGCCAGCCCCGCGCCATCGGGACGGTCGCCCCAATGCACGGCGCGCGTCCCCTCCCAGGGCGCCAGACGCAGCGCCAGCGGTGAGCGCAGCACCCTTGCGGTCAGGGCCTCCTCGAAGGTCATAATTTCAACGCGCGAACCGAGAGATCAAGATTGCGCGCCATTTCAGAGGCCGCACGCTGGAGGACTGTCGACGATGTCGCCTGCCAGGCCGGTGCGACATGCGGTTGCGGCGCCACCCACGCGGAAGGCATCCCCGTGCCTGGAGGGACAATGAAGTGACCGAACTCCCGCCAGGTGCCGACCGGATCATTTGTCCCCGCATGGACTTCGACGAATTTCGGATGCCTGTTGAGGCGTTCCTGCCGCTCATTCAGGAACGTGCTGATGATATAGCTGTCGCGCAACTTGTAGGCCGGGCGATCCGGCGTGTCGGCGGGATCATCCGCCGGGGCCAGCTGGCGCACGGTGTTGAGGAACGGCAACAGGGCAAAGCGCCCGGCATCCTCCAGCGCCGGCTTGCTCCACGCTTCCGGCAATGAATTGAGGTTCGCCAGCAACTGGTCCAGCCCTTCGATGTCGACGCTGTCGTTCATCCCGCCACCCGCGTCGCCGTGAAGGCATAGCCCTCGTTAAACCCCAGCTCGGCCACAGCCTGGATGTCCCACACCGGCCATTTCGCCGGATCGGGGTCGCTCAGCGGATAGCGGATGCGGTAACGCACGCTGACGCTATCGCTCTCGCGCGATTTCAGCACGGCGAAGCTGGCCGTCTGCGAACCGCCATTCTGCGCCGCCTCGCGCTGCTCCGACCCGCTCCCATAGGCGACATTGGCCCAGGGCCGCGATATCTCATGCGGCTGTGGATCGATCGTCCGCTGGCCGAAGCCGTCGATGCCGGCAGTCACCGTCTCGATCAGGATCTTCTTGTCGCGCGCCTTCGCGGTGAGCCGGGGATGGCCCATCACACCCGCCTGAAACGATAATGCTCGATCAGGTCGTCCATGCCCGCTGGCATGGATCCACCGGACCGCAGGAAGAGATGCTCGACCAGCAGCCGCGCCGCTTGCTGCAAATCTACCGGTACGGAGCTCATCTGCTCGGTCGGCGTCTGGTCCTGGTCGATGAAGCCGACCGTGGCGGTGACCGTGATCGCGCCGGGCACGGCGGCGGCCGTTGGCCAGCGCGAGCCCACCGCCGGCGTCAGCCAAGTCCAGTCATAACGTACGAAGGATCGGAAATCCACGAAAGTCTGTTCGACGCCCGCGCTGTCCAGATAATGGAGGACGATGCTGTCCGCCTTCACCGGGATCAGCGGGATGCGCATCTCCCGCGCAAAGCAGTCGAAGCTGAAGCGCGCCTCCCGCTGGACGGAAACCAGGCCATAGACGGTCTCGATCTGCCGCGCCGCCACCTTGATCAGGCGGCCGATATTCTCGTCTTCGTCATGCGTATCGACACGCATGTGAAGCCGGGCATCGTCGATCGTGATCGGACCGTCCATGGCCGTTCAACCTCAGGCCTGGTCGGCCTGGGGATTGTCCTGGCCCCAGCCCTTGATCACCGTCGCCGCGATCGGCGTCCCGGTGCCATGGGTGCCGGAGAAATCGGCCAGCAGCTTGAGGTAGCGCCGCCCGCCCTTGTAGCCGAAGCGATAAACCGCCGCCGCCGCATGGGCCGCGACCAGCGACTTGATGATGCCGCCCGTGCCGACCGACGCCGCGCCCAGCACATCGCCGGTCTCGACCGCGTCATAGGTGACATTGTCGTCGCTATGGGTGAGCTTGAACTCGATCTTGTTGGTGCCGCTGAACGTGATTCCGCCGACGCCGATCGCCAGCAGGATCTCGGCCGCGTTATAGCCGCGCAGGTCGATCGCCGCCGGCGTGTTGTCGGCCGACAGCACCTCCGCGCCGATCGCGAGGGCGGCCGCCAGGCTCGAATGAATGTCCTTCATGGAAACTCTCCAGGAATTGGGAAGGGAAAGCCGCCGGCGTCACCGCCGACGGCCAGAAAGCCAGAAAGCCCGATCGGTCAGCCGATCAGGTCGAGCATTTCAGGAACTTGATCGCCTCGAAATTGGTGATCCCGCCGCCCACGCGCTTGGTCGTGTAGAAATGCACGAACGGCTTGTTGGTGAAGGGATCGCGCAGGATGCGCACGCCCATGCGATCGGCGATCGTGTAGGCCCGCTTCCAGTCGGCGACCGCGACCGGGAACTTGCCCGCGCCCAGGCCGTCCATATAATCGTCGGTATAGACCGGCTTGCCCAGGATGGTGCCGACCTGCTCGGCCGTGCTCGGCGGCGACCACAGATAATTGCCCTGGCCGTCCTTCCACTTGCGGATGGTGGCCATCACGCTGTCGGAGGTCAGGAACGCGGCGCCGTTGCGATAGCCCTGGCGCAGGGCGAACAGCAGGTCGATCATCGCATCGGCCGGATTGGACGAAGCGAAGGCCGTGGCCGCGCCGGTCACCACGAAGCCGACCTTGCCCCAGGCATAGGACGCATTGGCGACCGTGTCGTAGGACAGGATGCCGCGCGGCTTCTTGATGCCGCTGCCGGTGATGAACGCCTCGCTCTCCTGTTCGGCGAACTCGATCGACACCTCGTCGGCCAGCCAGGCCGCGATGTCGATGCGCGCATCGTCCAGCAGCGTCTGGGTCGCCGCCGGATTGGCATAGAGCTCGCCGGTGTTGATGGCGATCTCGCGCAGCGTCGGCGTGCCGGTTTCGGGACGGTCATCCTCTTCGCCGACCCAGCCGGCGCCGGCGCCGCCCATATTGACCAGCTTCTTGTAGGTATCGCCGGAGATGTTCACGACGCGGGCCATCATGCGCATGGCCGAAACCGTGCCCATCACCCGGTCGATGCCCTGCTCCATGTCCACGGGAACCAGATAGCCGCCGTCCGGATCGGACTGGGTGGTAAGGCCGGCATTGACCTCCAGCGCGCGCATGTCGGCATCGATGGCGCGATCGCCGCGACGGAACCAGGTCGCGAACGTGTCGCGGTGGGTGCGCTGATCGGCGCTCAGGCCGTCGCCGGCCCCGCCGCCCAGCTGCGCGGCGGTGAGCGCCGCCGACAGTCGGTCGATCTCGGCGTTGATCGGCTCGATCAGGGCGTTGGCCTCTTCCTGCGTCAGGCGACCCGCCAGGGCCTCCTCATGCTTTTCGCGCATGGCGTTGACGGCCGCGTTGATCGCCGCGATCTGCGCGAAAGGATCCTGCGGTTCGGCGCGGGGCGCCGCATGGACGGCGCGGGGGGTGGACGCGACAAGGGTCGCGCCGGCCGCCATCAGGGCGGCGCGGTTCAGCTTGTTCATGGATATGCTCCCTATCGGGTGAGGTTCGCCAGAAGCCCGGTCAGGGCCTGGTTAAGCTGGCCGTCAGCGCCGGGCGTGACGTCCAGGGGGTTTTGACCATTGGGGGCAGCGCCGGGCGTGCCTTTCAGGTTCTTAATGCGCGCGCGGGCCTGGGTGCGCGTCATGCCCGATGCGACAAGCGCCAGCTCCATCGCGCGCAACTCGTTGACGCTGCGGTCGCAGGCCTTGGCATCGTCGTCGACGGTCACCGCGTCAGCCGGCAGCAGCGCGTCGGCGAAGCCGCGCTCGACCGCGGTGCTGCCTGACATGAACGTCTCGGCATCCATCCACTTGACGATCTCGCCCCGGTCCGCGCTCGACCGGGCGGCATAGACGTCCGCCATCGCGCCGTCGAACGGCTCCAGCCAGGCGGCGGTTTCGGCCATGTCGTGCCGGTTGCCCATCGCGATGACCCAGCAATTATGGATCATCAGGAAACTCGCCGCGCCGATCTCGACCGTGTCGCCGGCCATGGCGATGATCGAAGCGGCCGACGCGGCCATGCCCATCACCTTGATGGTGATCGCATTGGGATGCTCGCGCAGGACATTATAGACCGCGATCCCCTCGAACATGTCGCCGCC